AGTGTAGCCTTCTCCATCTCTTGAGCAGTTAAGTTTGTATTCTTATTAGACTGCATCTCTTTAAGACGTTTGTTTGTTTGTTCGTGCATTAACTCTTTGTACTCTTTGGAGTGATTAGCAAATACTACAATAGTCATATCTGTCTTGTCTTCATTCTTAAGTACAACACCAGTGTTAGGGTGCTTTAGCTTTACTTCTACAGTATTACTTGTAGGTTTTAGATCCATTAAATCCATGTCGAGTTCCTTTCGGGGAAATGTCGGGGTAGTGTATATAAGTGTGGGAACTTCCGACCCGACTCAGAAGTCCCCACTAACCTTAGCTAAGGTGTTACGTTATGAAGGTCGTGTGATCTTCAAGTTAGTTGCTTCAGTTGCGTCATATAGAGCAACGAAAGACATGCTAATCATTCGGCTTGTAGGTCCATCTACGCCAACATCAGCACTGTTTATTTTTACTTTAGGGAACTGGAATGTGTAAGCGTTAGTTCCTGTAGGATCGTTAACTGATACTTCAATCTCTGTCTCTGTTTCGTTAAGGAAACGGTTAATTAATGCCGCATCTTCAAAGTAAGCTGTTAGTGTACCTTCAACCTCTGCTCTACCATACTCTAATGATGGTGCGCTATCATCTCCGATTACGAAGGTAGGTGCGAAGGAATTAGTTAATGTGAAGTCTAGAGCAGTTACGATAGCTACGTTAGAAGCTCCACCTACGTTACCAATACCAATGTCACCTGAGTAAGCATCAAATGGTGCGGCTCCAGAAGCGGCATCTTGTGTCTTCTCTGTAGCACTCATAGTCATATTCTTACCTACCATACCGAAGGTAGTTGCTACCATCTGGTTAGGTGCGAGGGAAATAGCCATAGTGGAAACTGAGCAACCTGTAAATAGTCTAGCTTGATCAATGTCTGCGGCGTAGTCTTCTATAGAGAAGAACTTAGGTGTTGTACCTACTTTAAGTACGTCAGTTGACCAAGTGCTTAACATAGCTGACTCTAGTATATCGTCGTAGTCACCGTCTCTTAGGTCTACAACAATGTCTCCAGCTACTTGTCTGTTGCCGTGGCGATCTACACGAGGCATACGGTCAGCTTGGATATCGTTACCAGCTACACGGTCTTTAGTTAAGTTTAAAGAGTGTGTGCTGAAAGGAAGGTTAGTAAAGTTGCCAGCAGGTGTCGTACCGAAAGTGCTTTCGGCTATGTAAGACAGGCTGGAGCGTGAACCCTGTGCAAAGGCCATGATGTATTCTCCTAGTTATTTATAAATGTACCATCCGATACTAATCGGAACATGATACCAAGGGCTGTCAATCAAACCTTGTCGCCGTTCAGCGTAGTCGATTGACACTTTGATTGTTTCTGATTGTGCGTTAGTAAACGATATGTCAGTTGTAGCTTGAAATGCGTCTATAACTTTGTTAGTGTAGTCGTCTGCGGTTGAAGGCCCATTACCTTCTGGAGTACTTACTGTGACGTAAAATACACCTTGATACCTGAGCTGAGGATTTAAGCCTCTTACAGCAGGTTTAGTTGAAGTAGGCATATAGCGTACACTAATAAAGCTAGTGCCTGTTGTCGGATCAAATGCTACGTTCTCATAAGCAATGTCAGGTAGGTTAGCAGTATTTGAGATATGTGTCTCAAGTGCGGCTCTTATATCCTTGTGTATACTAGCCATAAAGATTCTCCAATACTACAGAAATACCTTCTCTGCCATCAACTATATCAGCGTGAGGTGCGCCATTAGATAGAGTAAGCGAACCACCTAACTTTTCGAAGTCTATTTTAGCTACATCACTCATTAGGTTTTGATAACCTTGTTCTCTCATAGTGTCTGCGCCAAACTCTCCAACTCTAGGTCTTCCTTCAGAAGACTTACCTCTAGGTCTACCTGCCCCTACAATAAAAGACCAAGAAGTTACAAAGGCTCCAGTAGAAACAGGTGAACCGTTTGTAGCTGTAACAGCAACCTCTTGCAAAGTCTCTCTGAATAGGTCGTCTATGCTTTCTTCTAGTTGGTCTATTTTATTGTAAAATGATTTATTAACAATATACTTCATACTCTACTCCTGTACATCACATATGTAACACATAGCTACACCGTTAGAGAATATAGATACTGCTCTAGTTACTTTAACTGTGTCACCATTACCTATGATTAAGTCGTCAGGGAATGGATCTATACCTACACCAAGGTAAGGTACTACACACTTACGTACACCTCTAATAATTTCTTCAGGATTAGCACTAGAGTAATCATAGAAGTAACCAGTGAAGCTATAGTCAGTTGTAGATGAACCTACTACAGATCCTGTAGCTGGATTATAACTACCGTCCGTAGTAATTTTACGTAGTGTAAGTGTTTCACCAAAATCTTCAACCAACTTGAGTAAGTCAAATGCTCTAAAAGACATATGTTACTCCCCTTCTATTCGTATTCAGGTGTTTGGTA